TAGAAAAACCAGCTCCAATTGCCATTGCCCAGATTTGCCAGTAGCGTTTATCACGGTCACTCGTGACTTCTGGTGGGTATTTCCCATTCCAACCTGTATCACCACCACCAGAGTTTCCGCCACCGTTAGTATCGATTTTTACGCCATTAACATAAAAGTTACCTTTGATGTTAATATCTCCTTCAAGCGTACCTGCTCCAAATAAATTATATTTAGGCTTGTCTTTTGTAGAATCAGCTGGAATTTGAAAAACTGGAACTGAGCCACCATTATTATTAGACTGATTAATTGAAAAAATATAACCTGGGAAATTAAGGATAGCCGAACCATTGGCTTTCCCATCTCCATAAGTTCCAACAAATCCTCCAATTTCAGCGCCATGAACGGTGTCTTCCCAGTTAGGTTTTGAGTAATCTACACTATCAGTCTTTTTATACTGTTCAATCATGAATTTACCGTTTGACATCACAGATTGGTAGAAAGAACTATCACCAATGGATTTCAAAACATTACCTTGAACAAGAATACCAGCTAATATGCCTGCTTTTATTAAATCGGCATTAAGAGTTCCTGCCCTGATAAAATCTGCTACAAATGTTCCATCTAATGTCCAAGCCGTATTAAAAGGTCCTTTCCATCCTGTTGAACTAAAACCAATACCACTCTTATTAATTCGTAACACTTGTTTTGAATCTTCCAAAGTTGTTCCATCAACAAAAAATAAATCAGTAGGTCGTTCCTTTGGGTGCCAAATAACATTCCCACCATCATTACCACTGATAATTTTCGTAACATAATCAGTAAATACACTACTATACTGTTTTGTGGGTACTTTTTTCATAACCTCAGTAAATTGATTTTGTTGTTCTTCAAAAAATGTAAATTTAGGGTCTCCCGCTTCAATAGATTCTATCTGTTCAAGTAAACCGTCATAAACCACTTTATTTACAGTCATTTCAAGATTAATACTATATCGCTCATGAAAAACAGTAAATGAATCAAAAATGCCAAGTTGTCTAAAGTTCTTGAACTTGGTATGGTTATCTAATTTTCTAATATTCACTTCCGCACTGACTTTGGGTTTATCAACACCTGCATTCATTGAAGTAAAATATTTACTAGCTACTTTATTTAATGTTGAAGTATCAGTAACCCCTTGGTCTTCTGTAAATTGAATATGTCGAGCATATACTTCGCCATCATAATTCCCTATATATTGAGAATCTACTTTATTGCCATAGATTCTTTCAGTTTTCCCATTTGAATTTTGAACATCTGCGTAAGGAAATATACGAGTAACTAATCCATCCCAATTTAGCTCAAGTTTGAATCCTTCGAGGTTTTTTCGATAGCGTATGGTTGTAACATTATCTTTTCCACGTCTTTTTAGTAAAGAAATCCGATTCGGTTCGTGTTTAATTTCACCCCCATAGCGCTGATTTAATGAACCATCGATTCCTTTAATGCACTCAAGTGGATTAGAAACTTCAAAATGAGTAGATGAAATAGTTGTGATATCAGAAAACATTTCGATATCACTTTCTAAATCCATTCCATCATGCAAGAGTGCCATGGCTTGAATTCCAGTTTGATTATCAATTACAACATTTTTAACTGTCCGATTTCCTAATTTCATCGTCCGAGATTTAGCAGTAACGTATAGAAGACCAGTGGCCATGTCTTTATAGTGCGTATAAATATAGAAAACGTGATAGTCATCTAAATCATTTGGCTTACATTTGATTTGATAATTCACATCTTCCAAATATTCACTATATTTTGTTGTTATTGGAAAAGTTAATTCAGCAATATAAGAGCCGTTGGCTTCTTCAGTCACCTTCAAAGAACGGCAATCTGCAAGCGTAGCAATGCCCCCGTTATTTTCAAAATCTTTAATATTAGGTTCATATAAAACTGGTTTCATATCTTTGTTTGCCACCTCGGTTCTATTTCTATTTTTGAAACATTTCCATTCCATGAAATTTGGTTCATTCCAGAATCTAAGTAGGGAAAATTTTGACTTCCTACAAAATTATCGTGTAAATTAATCAACTCACCATTGTTTTCTTTATAAACCTCCATTACATCCTCGTTAGAATCAATAATAATCGTGTTTTCAATGTTTTTCAACTTCGTCTCACGATTATTAATAAAAATAGATAGATTACCTTGACCATAAATTTTGATTAATGGATAACTTTCATATCGCTCTGGATTATAAAGTTGTTGAGGTTTATTGATCTCAATCGCTCTTTCACCTCCCACTCTATACTTGAAAGGTGCAAAACTAATATCAAAAGTAAAAGGAACACCTCTCATACCTGAGATGTTCCCTGAAAAAGTAGGATTATTGATAACTACCGCTTTATAGATATACCTAGGGTCATAATATGGGATAAAATCAACATATTCTCCTCTAGTATCTAACGCACTTGTAATTAAATCTTCGACAAATTGGATTGAATGCATATCTGGTGAAACATAGAAACATTCAAGAGTATGCTCAACATTAGTATAATAACCTTTGTCAGTAATCACGAGTTTATTTACTCCGCTTACCTCATCAAGCGTTATCATTCGTTGAGCTTTCTTTTTTTCTGGAGGCTTAGTTAAAAACATTTGAAATTCTTCGCTCCAATGATTACCGATTTTAAACCAACCATCTAGCATCTATCCAAGTCCTTTCTGCTTATTTAAGTCTCCCAATTTATACATCATATATTCTGCCATTTGATCCATTGTTTCTTTTGGCATTGCTCCATAAGTCGTTAAATGAAGATGAATTTCATCTCCACCAATATTTCCTAATTGATTGGCGACTGCTTTTTCAACATACCCCATTAAATCACTCAAGGGCGCAACTGCTTCTTTCCCAGCTTCTCCACCTACCATAAGTGAATTACCGTTTTGGCCAAACACAGTTGGTTTAGTTAAAATTCCACCTTTTGCAAACCAATCTACTCCTATTTTAGGAAGTTTTCCTTTCAAAGGATTAAATGTGCCAGAAAACGAAAAGTGAGGCATAGGAATATGTGGAATGTCTATTTTAGGGAACTTGAGTTTTAGAAACTTAAATAAATTCTTAATAGCATTAACCTTATCATCGAATGAACCAAACATGAAAGCAGAAATTGTTTTTATAGATTGTTCGAGCCACTTGAAAGCACCATCGACTGGGCTGCTAAATTGTCCCCAAAAATCTGACCACCACTTTTTCAAACCGTCCCATTTATCACTGAACCAGTCAGTTATTGCTCCCCAGTTCTTAATTGCAGTAATGATCCCTGCAATTACCGCAATCACAGCTACAATTACGGCCATTACAACCCCAACGGTTGAGCCAAAAAGTGCAAAAAGTGCTACTATGCCAGCTATGACAGGAGCAAGTAGGGTGACAATAGCTAATATCCCACCAAAAGATTCTACAAATGTTTTAACTGGTCCGGGAAGATTACTGAACCATTGTGCCAACTCCCCTAATATTTGAAGAACTGGAAGCAAAGCATTTAAAATATCTGTTCCTATTGGCAAAAGAGCCGCTTGCATTTCATTTAATGCGCCCTGCCATTCTTGAGAAGCTGTTTTTTGTGCTGCTTCGTCAAGCTTACCATTAACATTATCAAATTCTTTTCCAATATTAAATAATGAACCACCAGCTTTTGTTCCTAAATCTTCAAACTGAGAAGATAAAGCAGAAAGGGCTTTTTGTTTATCTTCTGGGCTCATTTTATTCAAATCTTTTTGAATAGATTGAGCTACGTCTGCGACAGTTGCTTTTCCTTCTTGCCATTTCTTAAATGAATTTTGAGTAGCCTCACTAAATGTTCCCATATTAGCTTCAAATGAACCGTCACCCAAGCGAATTTGTAATTCTTTTACAGCATCCGCAACTTTATCAGTGTTCATTGCTCCATTACTCAAACCATTTTTCATAGTGGAAAGCATATCTTGAGCGCTAAATCCAGCTTGTTGGAATAACGGAGCATACTCATTAAGAGTATCCATGAAGTCACCCGATGCGTTTAGCCCGTTCTTATATCCATCGGCAACTAAATCAAAAGCTTTTTGTGAATCAAGACCGAAAGCATTCATTAATTGAGTAGTACCAGTAACATTTTCTTGTACATCTGTACCCGTTCTCTGGCTTAATGAAATCACTTGAGAAGTAAGTTTAGCTAGACTTGTGTCATCTAAATCTTTAAAACCTTGTTTCATAATAGCAGTTGCTTCAGTTGCTTCATCAATCGAATCAGTAACACCAGATTTAAAAACATCTTGAGCAACACCTTTTAAATCTTCTAACGCTTGACCACTTAAATTTGTTGTTGCATAGAGTTTCCCGTAACTTTCATCAGTTTCTAACGCAAAATCTTTAGCTTTATCACCAATTTCTACAATCTTATCACCGATTTGTGAAAGCTGGTCAGCCGCTTCCATGAGTACTCCACCTTTTACAGCTTCGCCAACATCTTCAACTGAACCACCTAATTCATCAAACTTACCACTAAGGCCTTTTGTCGCATTTCCAGCTTCACCACTACTTGACTCTACATCTTTTAAAGATTGCTTATAATGGTCTAGGCGCCCTTCGGTTGCGACTACTTCACGTTGAAAGGCACGATATTGTTCTTCCCCAATATCTCCATTACTAAATTGTCTTTCAACATCTGCTTGTGCGCCTTTGAGCCCATCAAGTTTTTTTGTAGTTAATTCAACTTGTTTAGAAAGTAATTGTTGCTTTTGAGCGACTAATTCAACATTGCTCGGATTCAATTTTAAAAGACGTTCTACATCTCGAAGTTCACTATTGACCGAATTAGATTGTTTGCCAATATCTTTCAAGCCATTAGTGACACCAGTTGTATCAGCACCAATTGCAATAGTAATCCCACTTATTTTTTTAGCCATTTTTCACTCCTTTCTAAAACGAATCGAAATCATCTTGTGTTGCCTTACGTTTATTCTCTTTATCAGGGTTATTGAAATCTACCCATTCTTGAATAAAGTCTAGACAATCCCCAATATCCATTACTTGCATATCTTCACTTGATAAGCCAACTTGCTTACAAAGCAAAAGGAACGACTCTACAGTGAATACTTCATCACTGGCTGTCGCTCCTGAATCTACTTTTTTTTAGATTTGATGGAATGTGCAATCAAATCTTGTAATTCACTAGTAAAGTCCTCAATAGGCAAACTTTCCAAACTATCCAACCAATCCAAAGGAGCTGGAATTGAATGATCCGCTGTTTTGGCATAAATCCAAACAAAGTTATAAAGAAGCGTCAAGTCAAGCATTGACAACTGTTCCCAAGAAACATTATCAAAATTAAATTCTTCCTCTGTTCCTGTTTCCAAAGCTTTTGCAAGTTTCATCAAGTCTGCAAAATAATCGGTATGAAACTGCATTTTATAACGTAATGGAGTAGCTGCATTTGAAGCTAAACGAATTTTAACTTCTCCAATTTCAATTGTTTTTTCCATTTCGTCTCCCTAAGCTTGTGTAGTCGTCGTAGTAGTTGGAGCTACAGTTGTTGTAGTGGTAGTCGTTGTTGAATTTTTATCATAAACGGAATTGAACCACGCATCATAAACTGTAGGCTCTGTATCTGGACGAGTTTTTGTTTTAACTGCTTTATCAGACGGACGAGGACTTGCTGAAAATGAAAGCTCCGTTGTATTTGGATCGCCTTTATCAATTGTTGACGATCCAACACTAGGACGACTTGCTGAACAATTATACAAAACATGTCGAGTTGCTTTTTTATCCCCTTCAAATTGGAACATTAAAGCAAAAGGAGAAGTTTCTGCATTAGAATACTCTGTTTGAACTCCACCTTCAACAACTTCTCCTAAAATTTGAGTCGCAAATTCTTCAGGAACAAGGGCTGTAGTGAGTTTACCATCATATCCTTGGTTATTACCGCTGATATAGTAATCAATATTATCAGCTTTAAATTTAATCAAATCACCACTAGCTTCTAAAGAAAGCTCAACCGCTCCTGGCCATCTAATCGGTTTTTCATAAGTGGTTACTCCACTTGTTAAATCTGTTGTTGCTCTTGCAAAATAGACATTTTCAAGACCAAATTCAACTTTATTTTTTTCTTGTTGTCCTGGCATTTTTAATCCTCCATTAATTAAATATTAATTTCATAAGCTCTAAGATACATATTTTCACTGTCAAGATAACTTTCGTATATCTCATAAACGATTTTATTGTCGTCCAAGAGTTTCTCAAGCTTTTGCTCTTCTAGCTCATTCTTCAAGTTTGAATATAACTCAATCGTTATATCCTTATTTTTGGCATAAATTTGGTTATCGGCTTTAAATCCAATTTCTTCATCAACATAGTAAAGAATGTAGGGTAAAGGTGGGGCTTGCCCAACTGCCCATAACCTGTAGCCAACTTTAAGACCTGTTTGGTCGAGAATTACTTTTAATTCTTCTAACGTCATTGACTCAACCTCTTTTCTACCCTGCTGATATAATTAGACACAAGTTCTTCTTCAACTGGTGCAATATGGACTTTCGGTGCTACTCGACCACCATTTCTTTTTGCATGCCCTTTTTCAAGTAAATGAGTCAAACGATAGGTCGGAGCCTTTTGGTAAATAATTTGATTAGTTTCATTTCCGACCTTTATTTTTTTTCTAGTCCAATTAGTTGCATAGTCCGCAGTTCTAACGGGGCTTGAACTTCTTAGTTTATTAACCCCTTCTTTCGCAATATCCTCTTTTATTGAGTTAACATCATCTAATGCATCCTTTGTCCAGTTTCGAACCTCTTTCTCAATAGCTGAAGTTAATTCATTAAGTGAAATTTTATTGGCCATTAGAATCACCGACTTTCAAACGGCAAACTAATTCGAGTTCTTCATTACTTGTCTTATAATGTCGAACCACGGTTAATAGTAAACCCTGATATAACAATGTTTGCTCATTATTATATTCAAAAGGGTGAATAACTAGAGTGTGCGTGACCTCTATTCCTGATTGACCAGCTTGGTAGAATTCCGCTCGATTCATTGGTTTTTCATAGCCAAGAACGACTCTTTCTTTTGTTTTAGGAATTTGTTGCCCTAAACTATCCTCATCATATCCATCAGGAGTCAACAAAGTTATCTCTTCATCCCACATCATTTTTACCTCGATATTTAATGATTAAATTCCGTAAACGATATTCAAGATTACGAGGCATTGTTTCACCACCTTGGTGTTTATATCTAAACGCAGCTAAATCTACAATAAACATGACTTGTTCATCGCTTTTTGGCTCTAGTACAATTCCTTTATTATCTTTGAGTTCTGTAATAACTGATTTTATAATCACTTTTAGAAGCTCATCTCTAACTGTAGAACGATATCCCAAAACGGCTTTAACAAGGTTCAAAATACTATCTTCATCCATAATTTGCCTCCTTCACGATTTGAACATAGCGATCAGATACCTTCCCAGATTTTTGATTTAAAACTTCAAGTGGTGGAGTATCAAGATATATTCCTTTGAAAAACAGGTCCATATCCTCAGTTACCCCAGCATTATGAATAATCTTTTTATTTCCCAGTTCATCATCAGTTGACCAAGCAAAATCTAATTTCTTGCTTACTTTTGGTGTGATTCCATAATGATACATTGTCCAAAGTTGGGCCCACATTTCGGCCGTCCATTTTTGAAGTGACGTATCAAGTGAAGAAATTGCTCTATAAAGAACAATAGAATTAACATAAACATCATGCCAATAACCTGCTTTAGGAGATTTTATTACCCATTGAGCGCCTCCTGAATCTTTTTGAATGGCTTTAATCCAATCAATGGGAACTTTGATGGCATCAGTCATCGCTCCAAATGTTTCTTTAGGATTGCTTACACTCTGAATATAGTTATATCCAATGTATCCAGTTGTATCTGAGCAATACCAACGACTTTTAGTTACTGGAACTTTGAAAGCTGATAAATCAAGCACTACAGTATCAGAATCAAGATAGACATAAGTTTCATTTTCCCGTGTATTATCTTCTTCTAGATATTTCCAAAATAGATAAGGCTTAATACTCGGAATATAGGTTTTATCAAATCTTTCATCTATATAAACATGCGTATCACATTCAAAGAATGTTTCACAAACTGAATCATCCTCTTTAGAAAAAAGAAGAACGATGTCGCTCTTCTTTACCCCAAGATCAGTCAAACTTTTTATAGCAGTTTTTAACTCCCATTCAAAGCGTTTTTTGGCTGGCTGAGCAAAAATAAATTTCATCGTCCTATCCTTTCAATTATGCTTGCGTAGTTGTCGTCGTAGTTGGTGCTGTGGTAGTAGTTGTATCATTTGAACCAGTGGTAAATGTTACATAGAAGCCAGCTTTTGTATCGGTTGCTTTAACATCATAACGAATGATACCAGCTAGTAATTGACCATAGATGTTGTTATCCACCCATTTAACAGAAACTTGCTTGCGGTCAAAGAATGAAGCGAACGCTTTGGCATCTCCAATAAATCCAACAACATCACCATCAGCTTTACCAATCACATCATCATCAAGTACAATAACTTCTTTTCCAAGTAATTGTTTACCACTTGCTGCTGTGATTGAATCTTGTAGAAGGTAGCGACCATTTTTATCTTTGAGTTTGTCTAATTCTGAATACATTGAAGCTGAGATAAAGAATTTTACATCATATACTTTCTTGATGCCTTTATTGACCAAATCTTTCAATCCATCCACTCCAACGATTGATTTAGCAGCCGCTGACTGAAGGACTGTTGCAATATCAGCATTTTTAGTGTTCAACGATTGGTCTTGAATTTCATCCGCAATCAATCCTGTTACGTCGTAGCTTGCATCATCAATCATTTCTTGCGAAATTGGAATATATCCACGACGAGTGGCAACAGAGTAATCAATTTCAACCATTTTTGGGTTTGCAAGTTTTGGATTTTCTTCTAGTTCTTTAACAGTTGCCATTTTAGAACCTGATTTAGAAATCACTGGGAATTTACCACTTGCTGAATTAACAGGCACTGAACGAACATATTTTGAAAGGTCAACAATATCTTCTGG